TTGCCAGCTATTGCGGAAGTCATCCAGGACGGATCGATGGACGATGAGTTGAGTGAAACCCTCAAGGAACAATTCGGAGTATCGAAGACCAAGGGTAGGGCGATGCTCCGAGAGTTACGCAAAGACGGTGAGACTACCGTTCCGGTTACACGTGAAGTGATTAGCCGCCCCAAGATCAAAGCCCTTGCCCCTGACGAGGATGTGTTTTGGCCGAACTATACCATTGATCCGCAAGAGGCTCCCTACGTCTTCCATGTTGTGAACATGACACCCGAACAGATTCGGGCAAAGATCAACACTGAGGGATGGGATAAGAACTTTGTCGAGCAGGTAGTTGACCTCGCGAACAATGCCGAGGCCGAGGACAACCTTTACAATATTCGCGAGCAAGACGAATTCGTTCACTCCGATGACCAGTATGTAAAAATCGTCTATTGCTACCAACGCCTTTTAGATGAAGACAACATTCCGGGTATCTACCAAACAATCTTTCATGCCAGTGTAACGGACACCTACGGCCATCATCAATTAATGGACTATGCTCATGGCAAGTACCCGTTCACGGTTACCACATGGGAGCGTACCTCCAAGCGACTTTATTCGTCCCGTTCAATACCGACCATTGCAGAACCCGATCAACAGGCATTAAAGGTAGAAGTAGACTCAGCAATAGACGCTCAGTCTTTGACTACGCTTCCACCAATCGAGCATCCACTTGGAAGATCCCCAAGTCGGTTTGGACCGGGTGTAAGATTACCTTATCGTACTCCTGGTGAGGTTCGTTTTGCGGATACTCCACGTGGTTCAACGGTAAACGTAGAACTCCGCAGATATATCCAAGAACAGGTAAATCGATACTTCGGAAGGAATGGTCCAGGCGTTGATCCGGTTGAGGCACAGATGAAGCAACAGCATATCATCGACAAGGTATTCAGCCACCTTCGCCAAGTCCTTGATCAAATCTTCAGCCTCTATCAACAGTACGGACCCGATGAGGAATTCTTTCGGGTTACGGGAATGCAGGACTTGCAGAAGTTCAGTAAGGGCAACCCCGGTGAACGCTTTGACTTTTCACTTCAATTCGATGCGGCCTCACAAGATCCCGCCCAAATGCTTGATCGTGTCAAAGCGATTGCCGAGCTAGGTGGGATGTTGGACAAGAACGGCACGCTTGATACCGAGAGGTTGCTACAAATCGCAGTTGGGCAGATCATGCCTGGTGCTGCGGAGAGCATCATGATTCCCAAAGAGACTGCATCACAAAAGGCAGTTGAGGAAGAGCGTCAAACTATTGCTGAGATCTATGCGGGAGTTCCGCCCAACGTCCGTCCGAATGACGCTCATGAAATGAAACTCCAAGTATTTCAACAGTGGTTACAACAACCCGACGTCACTCAAAAGGTTCAACAAGATCCTGCCTTGCAAGAGCGTATTCAGAATTACCTGCAACAAAGACAGATGCAGGTGACTCAGAAACAGAATGCTCAGATTGGCAGACTGGGAGCCGCACCCACACAGTTTGGGGAGACCCCAAGCGCAGCATAGGAAACATCATGCCCTACGGTAAAGGTACATATGGATCGAAGGTCGGCAGACCCTCAAATAAAGCAAAAGCAGCGGCACGCAAGAAGATGCCAGTGAAAAAGAAAAAGATACTGAAGAGACGGTGAGTGTTGAATACCGTGGCGAAAGGTTCAGCGGGTACAACAAACCAAAGCGTACCCCAAAGCATCCCAAGAAATCCCATGTCGTTCTGATCAAGGACAACGGCAAGGACCGTATGATTCGATTTGGCCAACAGGGTGCATCCACTGCGGGTAAACCCAAAGCGGGTGAAGGACAGACAATGAAGAAAAAAAGAGCATCATTCAAAGCCAGACATTCTAAGAATATCGCTAAAGGAAAAACCTCGGCTGCCTACTGGGCTAACAAGGTAAAGTGGTAAACCAAGGAGAAAACAATATGCCCCGCAAAAAAAAGACCTACCACGAAATTGACCCGGAAGAAGCGATCCAAGCATTAACCTTCTTAAAGGGTGAACCAAACTTTTTAAAGTACATCGAGATGCGCGAATCCATGCGTGAGGATGTAATCCGTCAACTCCAGGTAAAAGAGGTAGTCGAGTGTACAAATCGCCACTACATGTTGTGCGGTAAACTCGAAGCAATAGACGAGGAACTTGATACCTTTTACCGACTGTAACCTTTCAGTGCGAACATATGGGGATGTGTATGCGCCCCCTGCGAGTCCCGCCAACTTGCAGGGGGTTTTTTGTTTTGAATTGTCCTGTAAGGTAATGTGCCTTACAATTTGTAACAGCGAAAAAAGCGCTAGTAAACATGACAGTCGAATCAATCGAAGCCGAAGTCGCTACCTCTGAAAAAGAAGCTGAGAGTAGTGTAACGCCCGACGAGGGGAATCTTACAATGGCCGAGTATGCGAGCAACTTGCTCAAAGCTCAGTCTGAGGAGGAGCAACCCGAATCACCCGAAGAGGAAACAGAACCTTCTGATCTAGCTGAAGAGTCTGAAGAACCGGAGGAGACACAGTCTACTGAGGAACCGGAAGAATCGGATCAAACCGAAGCCGCCGAACCGAATACTGTTCTTTCTAAGTTTAATATAGACCTGGACTCATTGTCCGAAGAAGAAACCAAGGAACTCGCAAAGTCGCTTTCCCTGAGTGCAGTCAAACGCTTTGGCGATCTGACCGCACAAAAGAAAGCACTGGCACTGGAGAATGCCGAGCTACAAGCGCAAGCCCAAGCAAAGCCCGAACCTGTCAACGAGAGTCCTTCGTTCCTAAAGGACAATGCACTGCACAACGTTAACGATGTCCAAGCACTCAACAAAGAAGTCGAGAACCTGACCACGCTCATCGAATGGGCCGAAGAAGGGTTGGAGAACGAGGTTGAGTACGACGATTCCGGAAACGAGTACGTAGCCAAGGATGGGGACAAAACCTACACCAAGGCCGACCTTCGTAGGATTAGGGCAAACGCCCGTAAGGTTTTACGAAAGGATGCACCCGCGAGACAGAAATGGATCGAGGAGCGTACGCAAAGTGATCAACACGCAATCCAAACATTCGACTTCCTTAGTGATGGCGAAAGCGAGGATTACAAATTGTTCATGCAGGTGAAAAGTAACCCACTCTATCAACCACTAGTCGAGCATTTGCCCAACGGCAACTTTGCAGTCGGACTAATGATTGAGGGAATGAAAGCACTCCAAGCACGCCAGGTCAATACGAGCAAACCGAAACCAAAGCCCAAGGCTCCCGTAGCTTCAGTCGAAGCAGGAAGCGCCAAGCCAAGGACGGAGAACTCGCAACGAAAGAAAGCATTGGAATCGGCCAAGGCAAAATTTGATAAGTCCGGGGACATGGGAGACTACCAACACTATCTTAAACTCAAGCGGGCAACCGCATAATTTAAAAACTCAAGGAGGATACATTAGATGGCATCAAGTACATCATATTCAACTGCTGGCAATCGCGAGCAGATTTTAGACATTATCACCGTGTTAGAACCGGAAGCTAGTCCCCTGGTCAGCATGATGAAAAAGGGTAACGCAACTAGCACATTCGTCGAATGGCAGGCAGATAAATTAAGCACGCCTGATTTTTCGGGAATCGGGGAAGGTGTTGATGTTCAGGCATTTAAGAATCAAGCCGAGGATCGCGCTAGACTTGGGAATTATGTTCAGAAGTTTCGCGACACCTTCCAGGTTTCCGACATTCAACAACTCGTTGACACCGCCGGAGTTGCATCAGAATTCGCCAATGCCGAGTCCAAAGCTGTTCGCAACGTTAAGCGTTCAATCGAAAGTGCATTCTGCTCCGCTCAAGACCGTCAGGCCGAAGCCGGAAGTGGCACGCCTTACAAGACTCGCGGATTGCTCAAGTGGCTTGGATCGGGTGGTCAACCCTCCGACATTCCTGCCGCTTACCAAAGCGTTGCCAACGACACCACGGGAACCCAAACCGAGGCTACCTTCAACAGCGTTCTTCAAGAACTCTACGAAGCTAACGGAATGCCCGGTGGACAGCTTACCTTGATTGCCGGACCAAGCCTCAAGCAAGAGATCTCGAACTTCTCTCGTCAGCTTGCCGCAGCCAATGGCACTTACGTTGTCAACCAGGATGCCGATTCTCGCAAGATCACGCTTACCGTGAACCTCTACGAAGGTGACTTTGGTAACGTTGCAATCGTGCCTTCGCTTTTTGTGAATCGCACAAGCGGATCGGACACCATCGACGCTGATGCCGGACTTCTTGTTGATCCCGAATACGTCGGAATGCACTCGCTCAAAGCCGAGTCTGCCACCGAGTTGGAAGATCAAGGCGGAGGTCGCAGAGGTTTCGTAGATGTAATTTGCGGATTGGCATGTTACTCGCCTAAAGCCCATGGCTTTTTTAACTGATAATCAATAACTTAGGAGATTTAAGACATGGCTAACACTAACGTTACGTTACCAAACGCTCGCAAGAGTGTTCTCTCAAACCAAGAACGCGCCCAAGGCTTTACCCACAAGTGGAAAGTCCTCTTCACCGACATTGACGAAGGCTCTGGCTCTTCCGATACCGTCACGGTTGCTCTTGGTGACACACCTGCTGACTTCGTTATCTCGAAAGCGATGATCAACGTCAGCACTGCAATGACCGGAACTGGCGCATTAGCCGCCGAACTCGGAACCGATGGAGATCCAAACAACTTCATCGAGTCTACTTCCGTCACCGCAGTTGGCCCAATCATTGCCGCTCAAGGTGCAGTGCCTAAGACCCTTGCCGGGACTTTCGCCGCTGCTTCTGACGCCCTGCAAGTCAAGTTCACCAACTCCTCTTCCGGATCACCATCCGCGCTTACAGCAGGAGAGTTGGACATCTACTTGGCCATGCATGACGCTAACGACGTAGGCTAATTCGTTTTGTTGTTGTCCGGGGGGTGGCTCATCCGAGTCACCTCCTTGGACACGACAAGCACAACCCAAACCCTATAACACTATGTCCGAAATCTTTGTACCCAAGTGGAAGAAAGACCAAGGTAATGGTTCGTCGTTCATGAAAAATCTTGAACGGCATTTGCGTTATGAAGTGGACCTCGAAAAATACGAGGCAAGAAAACGCGAAATAGAATGCGGCAAGGAGAACCAACACGGTGGCGTAATGGACGGAGTTGGACAACTGAAAGCAACCATCCCCGCTCGCGAATACTTTCGTTGGCAACAATTCAAACCTGGATGCTGGGGTGACAAATCCTTCGTCAAGGAATTCTTGCGCGACAACCCATCCCTTAGAGCAAAATCATTTAACAAGAAGACCTTCCAAGGAGGCTTGGGACTAGCATGAGAGTAGTTGCGGTCAGCTTGATGTCCACCAATCTGACCAACATGATTGGGGTTGACTCTTTGCTTGCAGTTGAGTCCACCGCAGCAGTCAGAAGCTTTAACCGCTTTGGACGCTTGGCATGGGAACGAACCGCATGGCCCCTTGCTTCGAGGCTAACTCAAGTCATCCCCGATGTGCGTGTTAGAAGCGTAGACGTTGGAAGTGGTGGTGCATCCTATACATCCGCCCCTACCGTAGCATTCAGTGGGGGAGGGGGTAGCTCTGCCGCAGGAACCGCAACAATTAATTCCGATGGTGAGGTAAACGGAGTTGCGATGACGAACAAC